TGGATTGTCGTGGATTGCGTGCGCGAGGCGTAAATTCTCAGAGACTAGACCGATACTAACACTGAAATGTTCCGCAGTTTTAGTAATCGTCCAGTTCTTAATACGCTGAGTCATGGCAAGATGATAAATTTCCATTATCATAGCCTTGCCATGCCATGTAGTTTCCGAATTGTATTTCTCAACAAATGTCATTCTACGCCTATATCTGTGATAATGACACATTGAGCAGGATTACTACAGTACAGATTCATGCTGTATGTGATGTATGCCACAAAATCAGCATCTGACATTGGTGCAGTCTCAATAAGAGTAGACTCTACTAGCTTGTCTAACTCTATTGCAGATGCAACTGTCCCAACTAGTAGTGCCCTTAGAAATGTTCGACGATTCATAGATAGACCGATATCCACTCTAGGTCATTCAACCAACAGTCTTTTAGTTACTTGACCCTATGGGAATCAGTAACCATCAAGTCTTTTGTGAATGACATTTCTTCTACCATATGACGGTAGAACATATCATCACGCTCGAATAGTGTGACTATTTTGGGTAGGATTCTCTCTAACTCTATCGCAACGATTTGAGACAGAGAGATAGTGGGATTAGTTGGTAAAAATATCGTTTTTTCTCCAGGCACCCAGAGTAATCGGTCAAGGTCTAACTCATGACCAACTACTCCAAGTGCAAACAACCGGAGAAAATCTCTACGTGTGAGGCTCATCCTTCACAACTCGAATCTTGATAGCGCGCCAGCCTTTACCTTCAACTTCGACTGGCGTAAATTCGACTTTCATGCCGTTCTTCAGTTCCTGAAACTTCATGGTATCTTGTTTCAGGGAAGTCCAGTGAAAAAAGATTCGAGTGAACTTAATATCCTTGGAAGAAATGAAGCCCCATCCTTCCTCAGATACTTTGATAATCTTCCCCTTAACCCTCTTTTCATCAGGTTTAATGGGAGTAGTGTCGGGTGAATCCGGCGGATTCTCACCCTTGAAAAATCGTTCAAATGCATTAGCCATTTACCAGTCCTCGATTCTAGTTGACCGTATTTTAGTGATATACACATCGGAACCAAATTTCTTTTCCTTTGTGTATGCTCTTTGCACTTCTTGGAAGTTTATGTTCTGGGCCAACTCCCGAGCCAATTCTTTTGCCTGTGGTTCTGGCATAGTATCAACCAGTTCATCAGGCAACTCTATTTCAAATGAGTAAGCTACGTAGATTTTCATTACTCCCTACGTTTCTTTTCTGCCCACTTCTCTTTCATCGTAGCTCTGAACTTGTCACGCTGAGCCTTAGTCCACTTGTGACCATTATGGCCCTTGCGCTTTGTCTTGCGAGGTCCAGTCTTGACGCCTTTATTCCACGGCGCCATTCCTTTACGACCGTGAGACTTGGTTGGACCATTGTATGCTTCGTTCAACGTATCAATGCCCAACTTAATCAGAAACAGTTCTTGGTCCCTATTCAACATAGTAGTCTCTCCTTAGATATCGTGCTTACCACGTTTGGTAGAGCGACGAATAGCATTGTGTTTGAAGCTGGAGAACTTGAGACTATTCGTCTCTTTCCAGCCCCACCATTCTTGAACGTTGTATTGTGCGTGGTCGAGAATGCACATTGCAACGAACATAGCAGCTTCCCCAATCCCTCTCACACGAACAATAGAGAATGGGTCAGTTCTGAATAGCTGAGCAGGTGTTTCGATGCTCAACTTTCGCAGTGCTTTCTGAAGTCGGGCTGCTGCAAGAAAGTTTGCACAACCCAAATCTTCTACCATCTGGCGTTTAGTGAAAGTTAGCTTTTCACTAGCTTCCAAGACTACTTCGTCGAGTTTGTCCGCGAAGCCCTTACCAATGGTAGTCTCAACAATCTTTCTAGTTAGCATTCTAGTTCCTCACGCGGAAAGTATTACGTTAAACAGTTTCGACGGTAATCGGCGGGTAATCCTTTCTGACAACGCGAATGATTTCGACAATGACAACACAATCAATGTGCTCACTGCGAATCATGTTCTTCGCGTCTTCAATAGCTTCCTCAATAGTTGCGCGCTGACAGGAAGCATTATCCCCACGACTAACAGCTGCTCCGATGTGTTTCGCTCCGACGTAAAACTTCTTCAACATTAGTTATCTCCTAGTTAAAGGTTAAAGGCGGGGCCGGTATCATTATACGGTGACTATGCACTACGTTGATACCGACCCCTGTTACTGTATAACCTTCCGGCCCTAATCTGGGCATTAAAGGTTCTAATCTCCACGTGAGGCTTAGATTAGAACAAGTATTTGTCCGGCCATACAGTAAGTCTCGTTTAGTCGTCGTCGCTATCGGTAGCTTCGACTTCCTCAATTTCCTCGTCGTCAGTGGACTTCAGTTCGGAATCCGGCTCAGGGTCTGCATCTTCGTCGATGTCAGATTCTTCACTCTTGTGAAGTTCGTCCATGTCCACGGATTCGTCGTCATTGTCTGCTGTCAGACCTACTATTCCAACAATCACTCGTTCTTCCATTTTCAGTCTCCTTTTCAAGTAGTTGTACTGTTCACCAGTGAAAGGTGCTAGTTCGTCGAAGATTCACGCCGCAGTGACTTCCGGACGGACGGCGCGATACTTGTGGTTGACACGATTTACCATGCGGTTCTGGTAAGTATCGTTCTCCACAAATACATCGAGTTCACGCCCTTCCGCAGACTTCAAGTCGAAACGAGTCCCTGACTTGACTTCCACACCGAATGCTGCCAAGAATCCAACAGCAAAGCCAATAGCCTTGCTATTGAAATTCCAGTCAATCGGAACCCCGGTGAATTCCTTGTCGCCCGTATCACCGTTGAACATGATAGTTGCTTCAACGGGATAGTTGGTGGAAGGCCCCTTCTCGGACTGTTTCGCGGGAGCCTCTCCCACACTTTCGATTTTGACCCTGTACCACGCGGGAGTGACAAGTTTCCCACGTAGCAAGTCGCGGTCACTAAAACTGATAACAGGCATGGTTCCTCACTTTGTAGGTGGTGTGAATGTGGTTGATGGTTGTGGAGATGGTGTTGTTTGAGTAGGTGTGGAGATTCGTTGGACAGGTTGTTCAGCCTTCAACTTGCGAATTGCCGGTTCTACCCACTTCTCATACAACGGCTCATTATTGAACTGTATTTTCCTCTCTAGTGGGAGTGAAGTGCGGGCATAATCATTACCAGTGTGCTGCGTGAATAGCCCATACTTCCCCTCACCTGAATCAACATTGAAGTCAGATTCAATGTTAAAGTGATAGACTTCCGTCATGTAGGAAGCAATCTTCCCACTGATTTTGTCTCCACCTGTGATGATTACGCGGGAATGGTGTGTGAGTTTGTTGGTATCGTTGTCTTTATTTCTCTGACCGACAACGTGTGCAATAAGAATTATATTCACCTTGTGGAACTTGTGAATATCCTTCAGTAATGCGATTAGTTCCTGAAACGCGGAGGCTTCGGCGTTGTATTCCTCGATACCGGGAACGTAGATATTACCTATCTTTTTCCCTTTACCGGATTCCTCACCACCTTGACCACTACGTTTCACCTTAATAGTCTCACGATTCATATTGTCCCCGATGGACGTAATTGAGTCTACGACGATAGTTTTGAATGGACAGTTGACTTGCAACTTTTCCAATTTACCGCGTGGCGTTGACCAATCGGTATAATCGTCGTATTGCACATGACCCTTACCCCAGAATCCCCAACGTTTAGCTGGTAATTCTAAGGCTTCCATCTTCTGGTCTGTCGATATCCAGTATTGCGGACCCGGATATGACAGTGCAGCAGTAGATTTCCTAGTGCCAGGCTCACCCTTAAACATGGTGAACAATGGCATATTAGGGTCACTATTGCCTGCTTCGAGTGTTGGCATTCTTTACTCCGAAGTGTTCGTCCAACAGTAAGTCGAGTGCAAAAGCCAGCACCCTTGCTTGTTCGAGACTATACCACATCTCGAAACAAATGTATGAGCACCAGTTAGAATCCGGTAATGCTGGATTCTCTTTACAGTTAGCGCACAGTCTAGGAGTCGTTTTCTCCATTGTGTAGTTCCTTTCGTAGTAGCCATGACTCCGGCATCCTGTCATTAGGATACTTAGGAGTCATAGATGTTAGTCTAAGTTTTAGTTCCCGCAAGAAACTCAGAAATTGCTGCCACATCTTCCAATTTCTCCTTCTTGCGTTCGATACAGTTAGGACAGTGAGGTTTAGCCATAGGCTTATTAGAAGAACCATGCAGTGTGGCCTTCGTAATAATCATAGGCTCCCCACAACGGTTGCACTCACACAGTTTCCCCTCTGCAAAATGCAGTGGAACATAATGTGAGCACGCAGGTTTCATGCACTTGTATACGAGATATGGCTCTCCATCACGCGCGAGGTCCACCTTCTTATACTTGTGCAGATGATTCGCTACCTTCTGTTTACTCATGACTCCTCATTTTCCCTCAAATACGACCGTCCTAACTACACGGACGACTCGCATGGGGTAACGCTCACCAGCATTATCCTTTATATACTGGAGAGCGTCAGTATGTCTGGTTTCCACTTTGACTAGTTGCCAACGGGCGCCAAACTTCACTTCGATGTAGTAGTGTTTACTCATGTCCTCTACACTTTGGACAAATCCAGTCAGCGTCTTTCATAATCCAGCCTAACTCTTTAGCCTCTTTAGTGAGGTGAGAGATAGCCTGATTAATAGCTGCAAGAGAAGCATTTCTAGTTAATGTCATCGGGACATCAACCTGAATGTTACTATTGCAGGAGCCTACCTTCTTGGAACAGTGAACCTCTATCCAATAAGGCATTAGTCCTCATCATCATTAGTGGGATTCCACTCTGGACCCACATAGAAATGAAGTTTAATATTTTCTTCACGCATACCGGGGTCGCCACTACAAACATCCTCATAGAAGGCACAGTTACCA